GCCGAGGTTCATAATATCTCTTCCGTTGATTTGCAAGTCTTTTAATGCGAAACACTGCTCCGCTTCTAAAACCTCAGACATAATGGAACCGAGTGCAATGCATCTTTCGATTCTGGACTCCTGTGTACCCTCTGCATGGGCAAGAATATCAGCCATCCGCACATCCAAAAACTGCGAGAACCGACGTTCACCGAGTTTATGCAGCCATTTGCGGACTGTGCGGGGTGTTGGCTCAATCATAGTGTCGTGATAAAGCACGAGTTCAAGAACTTCCTGCTTTGTCTTATTATCGAACCGCAGTCTATCCAAAACTTGTTCTGCAATATCATGGCTTGGTACCCCATGACCGTGGAAGTGCCCACCGTTTTCATCTTCAGTGTAGCATTGTGGCTTTCCGATGTCGTGGAGTAGTAAGGCTACCTTAACAGACACATCGGTACCCTTGTAGTTCGCAACAGCGTGGGCAATATGCTCGTACACAGTGTATTGATGATACTTGTTGTTCTGTTCAAACCCAATGCAAGGCTCCATTTCTGGAATAATCGTCGCAATAACATCTGAGAAATTCAGCAGCACATTTAAGATGCCGTCGCCGAGCAGCATTTTACAAAGCTCGTCATTGATTCGCTCTGCAGCAATACGTTTTAGCATCCAAGCATCCTTGTGGATGGCAGCGGCTGTCTGTTCTTCGATAGAAAAGCCATAGGTCGCTGCGAATCTCAGCGCTCGCAAAATGCGAAGCGCATCTTCTTCAAAACGCTCATCAGGATTGCCAACACAGCGAATAATTCCTGCTTGTAAATCATCTCTCCCGTGGAAGGGGTCAATCAATCCCGCACTGTTGTACGCCATAGCGTTGATGGTGAAATCCCTGCGAGACAAGTCCTTATAAATGCTCTCGGTAAACTCCACATAATCAGGGTGCCTCCCGTCTGTATAGTTTCCATCAATTCGAAACGTTGTGACCTCATACTTCCCAACAGTGCCCATGTCAACCGTTACTGTTCCATGCTGCAGCCCAGTATCAATTGTCTTTATGCCACGACGATGCATTAGTTCCTTAACTTCGTCCGGTGTAGCAGAGGTACAGATATCCCAATCTTTTGGTTCTTTCCCAAGCAGACTGTCTCGGACACATCCGCCAACCACATATGCCTCATGGTTTTCATATCGGAGATTCAGCAGAACTGCTCGCGCACCTTTAGGGATAGAAATCCTATGCATCAATCGCCCTCCTGTTTACACTCATAACGAACTCCTCAACTTTCTTCATATCCGGGTTATCTGGGAGGCTCGTGTTTTGCTTTGCATAATTGAGTCGTTTTTCAAAGTCAGAAACCATTTCAAAAAACTCTGGTCTATATGTTCCATCTTCCAGTTGATAGTCACCCTTACGGATACTCATCAGCAGAGGCAGGTCATCACCGCGATATGTGACAATATCCTCTTTCTCCAGAATATCCAAGCAGAGAAGATACAAACGAATAAGATGCATCGCGTGTTTGTTCAAATGCTCATCGTCCTTCTTGTGGTTTCTGTGGTTGAGCTTCTCATACGTCCCTATAACATTCGTCAGGTCGTTGATTACACTATTGAACTCTCTGACCGGATACTTTTTAAGCTGGATATCTGCAAAAATCTCACGGTCTAAATCCTCTCGCGGACTCTCATCTGTATAGAGAACAATGCTGCCGTTTTCAAAAATCGTGTATCGACTCTCAAATGATTTAACGGCGCCTTTCATAGAGTTGAGAATATGTTCCTCTCTTCTTGCCTGTGACAGCCTATCTCGCGCAAGAGCATTCTCCAAGCGCCGGAGCTGCTGATTCGCATAACCTCCAAAAGAATGAACTGCTCGTTTGGACAGAAACATTTTTCTGTTGGCAATCATTTCTCTGCCAATGTCTGAGATATAGAAATAGTGCTCTGGCTTACACCCAAGCATTTCAATCGTATTTGGATTACAATTTAGGAGCAGGCTCACCAGCTTATTAAAAGCATAGATTGTCGTATCCGTTTGTGTATTAACGACTTGCTCAAAGCTCGTCAGACCAAGCAAATCTGATTCACTGTTCAACGCACACCCTCTTACATCAACATCGGATGTTTCGACGTTCGTTCCATAGGAATAGCTGCCACCAAGCGTAAGAAAGATAATCTTGCGCCCAAGGTGCTCGTTTGTTCTAAGGAAATCATAAGCAGAACCGTTGACCATCTCTTTGATTTGCTCAATCGTCATAACCTTACTCCTTTTCTTCTCTCGCCCTGAGTGCTGAAATGCACCCAGCTAAAATCTGTGCAGCTCTTACGGCTTCATCAGCCGTGTTTTTCTTTGAGAACGAAATTCTGATGGAAGACCGCGCTTCATCTTTGGATAATCCCATTGCAGATAAAACGTGACTTGGTTCTGCCTCGTGACTCCTACACGCAGACCCGGCAGAAACACAAACTCCCTTGCCGTCCAACATAAGCAAGAGCGTTTCACCATCAACGCCGTCCATTCTCAAGTTAATTGTCTTTCCGGGTGTAAGAATCGACATACCATTTACATGGACGCAGCTTTCATCACCCGTATCTTTAAGCGCTTCATTCAGCGCCATGAAAAATCGCTGTTTCAATGTTGAAACCCACACCGTATCTTCGTGCAAACTCTTCGATGAAATCTCACAAGCCTTTCCGAATCCTACGATACCAGCAACATTTTCTGTTCCGCCCCTCAGCCCGAACTCTTGCTCTGAACCACCATATACAATGGGTGTAAGTTTGGACTTATCCTTTGCGTACAAAGCTCCAATGCCTTTACACCCATGAATCTTATGTGATGACACAGAAAGGAAATCGCAACCGATTTTCACTACATCAATAGGATAGCATCCTGCAGCTTGCACACAATCTGTGTGGAACAGAATCCCGCGCTTCATGCAAATCGTTCCAATATCTTCGATTGGATTGATTGCGCCTGTTTCATTGTTCGCAAACATCACTGATACGAGCCCCGTATCTGCCCGTAATGCGTCCTCAACGACAGCAGGAGAGACCCTGCACTCATTGGATACCGGAATATACTCTACATGAAACCCATCTTTTATAAGCGATTCTGCGGCTCGTAGGACGGAATCATGCTCAACAGCCGATACCAAAATGTGCGTCTTACCGATACTCTTCAGATAGTCCTTCAAACCCCGAAAGACTAAATTGTTTGCTTCGCTACCACCAGATGTAAAAATGATTTGCTCTGGTTCTGCGTTGATTAAAGCTGCCACTTGCGCTCTGGCTTTCTGCACAGCCTCATTCGCAGCTCGTCCAAACTTATAGAGGGTTCCTGCATTACCATACTCCGTTGTCAGGTATGGCATCATTGCTTCAAGAACCCGTTCATCCATTTGTGTGGTGGCAGCATTGTCAAGGTAAATCACAAGTGACCACTCCTTTTGTTTTATATGATGCACTAATACCACTCATCAAGCGCCTTTCAAAGCCTTGTGGCACAAGTGATTCAAGCCATCATTTATTTCTAACAGCCTCGTTATGCGAATTTGCCGCAATGATTTCATCAAGCGTCCGAGGCGTGTAGTCCATCCACGGCATCATTGCTCCGACATTAAACATCTGGCAAGGTGTCGTGTACAGTTCCTCCATCAGATACTTGTCATGCTCCATCATGTTCCATTCGAAAGAATTGTGAACGTGTCCATACAAGTGGAAGGAACCGTAAAAGTGATTCTTAAAGCACGGAATTGGGTAATGGCAAAGAATCACTGTTCGACCGCTGTCCTTCACTTCGAGATACTCTGTGACCTTAACAAACTCCCGCAAGAACTTGTTGTCATTGCACCGGTCATGGTTCCCTTTAATCAGGAACTTCTGTCCTTTTAAGGAACGCAAAATAGGGATAGCATCTTGTGCCTTACACCAGAACATATCCCCAAGAACATACACAATATCGCCCGGAGAAACCACTGCATTCCACCGGTCAACCAGTGCTTCGTCCATCTCCAGAAGCGATTTGAACGGACGGTTATCAAAGGCAATCACGTTTGCATGACCATAATGCCAATCTGAAATGTAGAACTGTTTATTGCTTTGTTCTTGCATTTTTTAACTCCTCGATTCTGTCTGCCGCAAGAACGAGCAGCCACTTTGGAACACGACTCTCATCTCCCATTCGTCCCGGTGCAAGCGTTGTTCCGTATTGACGGAGGAGAATGACCACTTCGTCATCCAGAATCTGCTTGGCTACGTCGTGCAGGTTTCCGATTGCCTGTAATCTTTGCGGCTCGCGCGACTTTCTTTTAAGGTACTCCGGCTTGCTTGCTGGACATTCATAGCAAGAATACATCTCATAAATACCACAGCCACCGTCTTTATAGCAACTCATATTTTTCCTCCTTAGAACGGAAGGCGTTCGTCTTGCTCAACACGAATAAGCTCCCGAACCCTTAGCAAAAACTCTTCCTCATCCAAAGCTTGGATGTCTTGGTATCGTAGGTACTCAATCAATTCATGGACAGCCGTTGTCAGGGCTATATCGATTTTGTTTTCGACATCTGTCTGCTGGCTCAATAGTTCTTCCGCGTGTCGTCTACTTCGTTCTATTGCCGTGCCTAAATCTCCTCGCGTATTTTCAAGGCGACATTCTAAGCGACCGAGTTTCTCATAGATATCGCAAATACAAGTGGCAACTTCAGTCGGTGTCATATCCATTTTTCAACATACTCTCTTTCTTGCGAGAAAATGGGAGGCTCTCGGTCAATAACCCAACGGTTTCTGAAAGCTTCAACCGTTTCAGTATTATTGAGAACAGAGACGGTCTCTCTAACTCTTGTTTTGTAACAAGCCGAACCACGCTTACAGTCAACAGGGAAGTCATTCCAGTTGATTCCGCAGTCCTTCCAGAGCATATCTTGAATAACGTTACAGCTTTTACCATGAAGCTCTTTCTGGCTAAAGTTTGCCTGCCCAACTGCCTCGATACTGTTGCGGGTTGCATCTTGCTGACGCCAAATCAGGCAGTTGCAAACTTCGTCTTTGGGAATAGAAAAAACTCTGGCATCAAACATGGCTGTACCCATCTTTGCGACCAGAGTTTCAATGTACTTATTTGTGCCATTGTTACTGTTGCGCATCGCTTCTGGGAAGTTTTTCCACAGCTCAGCAGTATAGGCATTTGAAAAAGCGAGCGTAGCCATTGAAGCGGAAACGCTGCACATCTTTTGGATGTTGTATCCGAACCATGCATCCGTTGTGATTGTCGCATAGTCTGTAAGCACCAACGTGATTTCATCTGACTGCGTATATCCGAAGACACAGCCCTGAATGTTTTCACACAGGTACTTCATTGTATTTTGCATCGTTGTCATCAAGATGCGGTCAAATGGCTTTTCCATACCTCTTGTGAATGTATGAAACGCCTTGCCGTCCACTCTGATAATGGTTGGAATCCGACAAGTCAAATAGTTGCGAGCAATATTCTCGTAGCCTTTCATTCTGTCGCCGAGTGAATCATATTTCTTACTCAAGTGGGTTCACCTCCAAAGTATGTATGCAGGCTTGCACCTGCAATTATGATGCGAAGTATCCAGACGGCATCTCAACAAATGGATATGCCGGAGTGGGAATCAGGCACAGACCAGTTTCTGTGCAAGCATTTGGTTGGTTCATGTCAGTTGCTTGTTTGAGGTCGAAGATGATGACGCCTTCATCTGCGAAGCGAACACCCGGCGCCTTTAACGGAACATTCATCTCGACACCAATACCGGCTTTTACAAGCGCCGTCAGCGCACGATTTCCAACCGGAATCATTCTCTTCTTGGGCTTTCCGTCTTTCGTAGAATCCGATGTAAAGAACTTCATCGCGTTCGGCGTTTCTTTGGCACAAGGCTGCAACGCAATCTGCGTTTTGTCTCTGCTGATAAACAGCCGCACAAACGGCGGATAGCCAATCTCGGAAGCTGTTGCAAGGTTAAAGGAGATGCGGTTCTTCAGGATTCGAACCTCTGCAATACTGAATGTACGAGGAACACCAACCACATCAAAGTTGTCTAAGATACTCATTGTTTCCATCCTTTCGAGGTTTAATTACAAAAAAGCCATCCAATATCCGAGGGACATCAGATGCAGACAAATCTGCCACCTCATCAACTGATGGAACCGGAACGACATTTTCGCCCTTTAGAATCTGTTGCACCTCAAGCCAAAGTTCTCTCGGAATAATCGCTTCGTGATAGCCTTGGATAAAAAACTGGTTAGCACGTCCGTCGTTCCGAATAGAGCGATGCGAAAAGATATCCACGGTAACGGTCTTCTGCATCAAAACGTCACCGGAATATTTCTCATTTGTCAAGATTGTCTTTACCGTAGAGTATGTCCACTGACCACCTCGTGGGGATGGAATACCTTGCTGGTTTAAGATGTAGCAGATTTCAGGAATCGTTTTGTCATCGTAGAACATTTGATAAATCAGCCGCACAACATTCGCTTCAGGTTCGTAAATCTCCAGCAGCCTCTTATCTCTGGTGTACCCATAGAGGTCTGCGAGCTTTGGGAGCCCCTTCTCAAATCTTTTCTGGAACCCCCATTTCACGCTCTCAGACTTTGCTTCTGACTCGCCTTGCGCAATAGCAGCCATAACGACCATCAGAAGCTCGCCGGTCTGTGTCAAGGTATTGATTGCAATATCCTCAAAATAAACAGCAACCGGCTTGTCCAGTGCCTTGAGCATACGCACAGTGGCAACGCAGTCAACAACATTTCGTGCGAACCTTGCAATGTTCTTCACGATAATCATGTCGATTTTGCCTGCTTTACAATCATCAATCATCCGTAAGAAGTCCGTGCGTTTCTTTACGGAAGTCCCAGAAATCCCTTCATCGGCGTAGATGTCATAAAGCCGCCACCCCGGATGCTTCGACACATATTCTTTGTAATACTGGCACTGCAGCTCGTAGCTTGCGAGCTGGTCTTTGTTGTCCGTACTGACTCTGCAATACGGCGCGACCACCAATGGGTCTTCTTCGCTGTGCTCAGTAGTCTTTTTAATCGAAGCGGGAATACACTGGACTTGTGCGCTATGCTCATAAGCATTGCGTATCTCATTTTGTTTATTTGTTTCCAACTTGTGTCACCCCTTTCGAATATGTATCTGTAACTTAGGGTGACCTATCGAGATGCGGGTGGGGATTTGCACCCCACAACCATTAGTCGTGCACTTTCAACACGATTGACGTTTGCAACCGCCGCGCAGTATGTCTTGCGCCGCCCTGACTGCCGTTTCTATGGGTGTTTATTAACACCAGCAGCGCGTCTACCTGTTCCGTCACCGCATCATCGTTATCTCAGGGTATTGAACAGAGGAGGAGCTGTTACCAGCGCAGGAGTATCTCGCTCAATGGCGAAGATTTTCCAGTCAAAGTTCTTACCATACCGTTCAGCCCACGCAATGTCCTCAAGAACCACGGCGTTCTCATTCAGGTCTTCGCCTTCAAGATAAGACTCTTTGACTTCGTCAGGAGAGATATCGTAAACCTCAGCGACACGTCGGCACATCTCATCATGCGCCGCATCGTGCGTATCGAAATACTCAGGCTCGGAAATTTCTCGCTCCATTACTTCAATCAGCATATACTTCATAGCATTTTCTCCTTATAAAACTCAGGTTTTATTCGTAACATACGAACACATGACCCACGAAATCACCGCCACCAATGAGATACGAGCCAACATATTTCAGTCTGTCCTTCTCATCTTCCCGGATTTCCTCGCCGGTCATTTTTGTTACAACCTTCATTGGATATGTCTGATTCTCGGTATCAACCATGCACCAAAGGCAAGGTCGAATCACGTCTTGAACATCCACATGAAGAACTTGTTCGTTGCATCTTGCAACGCGGTCATCGAAGTACAACATCGGGATATTGATTACCTGTTCTGCTGTAATCTCCAATGGATACTTGTAGATTACTCTCACGTTTGCCTCCTATAGATTTAGAGATTCCAAAAGCTCTCGTTGCGGCGAGAACTCTTTATACAATTCGACCTCCTTGGTCAGCCGAGCCAAGATTGCTTCTTCCTTGACCGCGTACCTGCCCAAGTAAACTTTCTTATGGTTATAAGTAATGCTGGCAACCCACTTCTTACGTTGTTTGTCGAAGTAGACGCCAGCGACACCAGACGTATTGCACGAATACAGGCTGCGGTTTCTGTCGTTCTCAGAACGCTCGCAACACCGCAAGTTTTTCTTCCTGTTATCCGCTTTGTTTTTGTTGATGTGGTCAACGCATTGACCGGGCTTTGCGTGCATCACAAGTCGATGGAACCGGACAAAGCGTCGAACGCCATTATAAAAGTAGCTGCTGACAAGATAACCGTCCTTGTCACAGTACCAACTGTCGCGCCCCTTGATAAGGGGGAGGTCTTCCAAATCAAAAAGGAATTCGGTCGTCTTGATTCGCAGGATACCGTATGTATCGAGAAGTTCAATCCGCATTATGTTCTGTCCAATCCGGCTTGAAGGCGTGTAAAACATGGTATGCCATCTCGGTAACTATCTCCAACCTAATTCCAATAGCGTCTGCCATTGTCTTATTCACACTACACGCCAAGAACCTGTCGAAAGACCCGTTCTCTTCGTAATCACAAATGGCATTCTCAATCAAGTGTTCTGCATCACTCATTCTTCACCACCTCCCACAACATTGTTTGTAACCGCTTTCCGCATCGGTCGTTTCTCTAAACCCCTCAACCGATGTGCATGGGCATTGGTCGTAAACCAGAACTCACGAGCGTTGCTTGCAATGCGAGTGAGTAAAAGAAAAACCGCCCGCGTAGCGGGCTTCTGGTTTACGAGCATAGTGCCGAATTCTTGCTTTTGCCTTTGGCGAAAAGCTGCTGAGAGAAATATGTATAACAGCAAATCTACAAAGCGGTCGTTGCCTACATCCATTCGGAGACAGTCCAGTATGTCAAACTGCCATTCTCTTCGTACTCGTATTTTGAAATAACCTCATCTACAGAATAGTAATCGCCATCAGCAGGAATGAGCTTATCACCATCCCAAGAACAATAACCAACCAACAATCCCTGTTCAATTCTCTCGCTGCTTAGATACGGCAAAAGGCTTTCTGGATAGTTGGTTCTAACCATAATTTCAACTGGATGATTTGGAAGGACATCCCTGACTGTCATTGGTTCTTCTCCTGTTAATTACCCCATCGATATGTCCAACTTTAATGAAGCCTTCCGGCTCGTCCAAGTCAATCGCATATCCGTTATTGATTTTAATGAACGATGTGCCATCCACAACCCACAGGTCACCGAAGCATGGATTCAAATAGATGTCACCATCTTGGTATTTTTCGTTCTTGTGCTCGTTGCGCTCAGTCACAGCCACACCTCCAATCGGTCATCTTAAATGTGGGCGAGGATTTGCACCTCGCATGGAAAGAAAATTGGTTTGACGGGTTTATCAGGTCTGCAGCACTGTCTCTCCCACCCGCTCGGCGTCTACCTATTCCGCCACCACATATGTTCTATGTTCAGCTTAATCCATCCACAAAATCCCACTCGATATTGTAACGGAATTCATCGTTCAAAATTCCGTCCAGCAGTTCGTCGATATACTCCTCATCGTCTCGGTCTGTCGGGACGGGAATAATCATCTCA